GAAAAGGTCGACGCGATCGAGATCTTCAAAGGTTGGGACTTCCACCAGCAGACAGCCGCGGCGCTTCGCAAAGTAATCAGCCAGGAATGAGGTATTCGATAAGTCCTCCATCGCTTCCAGCTCTGTCACTTCGAAAAACCGGCAGCCGTTTTTCTCGTAGAGGTTGTTATTGAACTGCGTGGCGGTCATGCCAAGCGCGCCGGCCATCGCTTCACGTCCACCGGGATAGGCTTTACACATCGCCTTAACCACCTCTTTCAAACTGTGCTCTACCATGTTGTTTTTCCTTTGGTAGTTACGGTTAATCAGCCGTTTCGTTATGCTTCTGATATGCCACCGGATCATATTTGATGGCTCCGTTGGTCAACTTTTCAGCCAGCAATGCATATTTCCAGGGAACACTTTCTTTCCATAGGCTGACCGTCGATTTCGACACTCCAAGAGCCTTGGCGGCAGCAGTTGCAGTAACGAAATGATCAATTAGTTTTTGTTTAAACATTTCTCCTCCGGGTTTGAATTTCACTTTTGAAGTTTAATGTTTCAAACAAAAAATAGTCAAGAAATTAAACAAGAGATTGTTTAAATTTTTAAACATGAAAAAAGAAAATATGAGCGACCGTATATGTCAGCGCTTGAAGGCGTTGAATCTACGAAGCAGCAACTTGATTAAGGCCACTGGAGCCTCCAGAGGCACTGTTAGCCAATGGGTTAACGGTGGAACAGAACCGTCTGCAAAATATTTAAGTAAGCTTGCAAACGTTCTTGGCGTGACTGAGCGCTGGTTGACGGAAGGTGGACTTGTTGAGGAATCCAGTGGTAACTCGCATCCTGGCCCCGATATTCGTCGGCGCGTGCCGCTTTTATCATCAGTCCAAGCAGGCAACTGGAAGGAAATGGTCGAGGGAAATTTAGACGAAGTGACTGAATGGATCGAAACAACAGCAAAGGTCTCGCCTTATGCATTCTCATTGCGTGTAACAGGCGATTCAATGTCTAGCCCTCCTGGCTCAGGCTTGTCTCTTCCTGACGGTTCGCTAGTCATTGTGGATCCAGATATTGAACCCGTAAGCGGGAAAATTGTTGTTGCCCGCCTAAATGGCTCAAGTGAGTCAACAATTAAAAAATTGGTTGTTGATGGCCCTAATATGTATCTGATGCCATTAAATCCGGCGTATAGACCAATCCCCATAGACGCTTCATGCGAGATAGTCGGCGTATGTGTACGGCTTGAGATGAACCTCCCTTGATAAATAAATTTTAAAAACAACCAGCTACGGCTGGTTTTTTTATATCCAAACAAAATTAGTTTAATTTTACGAACTACTGCATTGACATTTTTGTTTGAATAATTAAACTTCAAATCACGGCGTATGGCACATGCGTCGTTAGCGGTCCGGGGATTCCTTTGACAGTATCCCGATCCAGCGGGTAGCCGGAATGTGCAAGCCAGCCCCGTACTTCGGCCTGAGCGATGAACCATCGTGGCGATTCGGTTTGACCACCGGGAAGAGTCCGGCAAAACGCAGCGGCTAAAAGTGTGCTCTCGGATAGCTAAGGATTTCGATAACGGTGTGGCGAGCCTGCTCGACGCTCTCGGTGAATCCGGGGATTTCAACGGGAGCCTCCTTGATGAAATCCACAGCATCATCGGTGCTGATGGTGCCGTCAGTGATAAGGGCAGAGATTAGCGCAACGGTAAATTCAGACCGCGCAACGAGGTTAACAACATTCTTCTCAGCGACTTCCTGAGCCTCTTTCAGGCGGGCAATTTCGAGAGTCAGTTGGTTGATTTGTTGCTGCAGCACCGCGTCCATATTCGAGCCCTTCTGATTGGGTTAGAACACCAGGACACCACCGAACCTGATGTGGTTAAAAGCCAGGCACACAACATGAAAGCGCACTCCTTCTCTCATCAGTTATGGGTGGCAGGTGTGATTAAGCGGGAGTGCGCTTCCAGTTGTGGTGAATTGCAGCCGCTTTGACGGTAACCAGAAGATAAGCATCTGGCACCACACAACAGTATAAATGCCAACTGGTAGTTTTTGGCGGCGTCGGATCTTTCCCGTGAGGGCGCCGCAATTTTTTACGCAACACACAAGAGCATCACCGGGCGACGGGCTCATAACCCAATCCACCCGGGCGATTGCAGTCGCAGATGCTCTTGTGTGTTGTGTGGAGATACTAACCGGCGGTGTCTGCCGCCATTCAGAGGGTAAGACCGATGGACAAAGAACGTTTGACCAATATCCCCGACTTCTTCGGGGAACTCGACGGCGGTGTGTTCGAAACCAAAGTGGCTGCAGCACTGAATGAAGTTGCCCTGGGCGTGCTTAACAACGGCAACAAAGGCAAGGTGACACTCACTTTCGACATTTCCCGCCTCAGTAATTCGATGGAAGAAAAGCGCGTGGGCATCGTGCATAAGCTGGCTTTCGTGAAACCTACACCGCGCGGCAAGTCATCAGAAGAAGACACCACCGAAACCCCGATGTATGTCAACCGCGGCGGGAAGCTCACCGTGTTGCAGGAAGACCAGGGGCAACTGTTTACCCTTCAGGGCCAGCCGAACCAGGCACAGCGCTAACCGGCCCGGTTTCTTAATCATTCACGTAAGGAAAAACCATGTCTCAACAAGTCGACTCAACCGCCATCAGTCAGATCCGCGATCTGGTTTTCAGTCAGTTGGTTGAAGAAAAGCTCGCTGGCGCTGACTGCCCTGCTGTCGCGCTGCCGAAAGATGTAAGCGTGGAAAGCCTGGAAAAGCTTTATACCACCCGTTTTCGGTTCCGCGGGAAGATGGAAACCCAGAGTATCGAAGATTTCGTCCGCTACTCCAGTGACTATGCTGCTGACGGCACCCGCTGTTTTATCAATGCCGACAGCATGGCAGCGGTATCCGTATTCAATCTTGGCACGCTGGAAAATCCCGGTCATGCAGATAACAAAGCTGTTCTGGCGCTGAAACGCACCTCACCGTATACAGCGCTGCTGAACATCAACGGCGATCGCAATAGCCAGAAGCAACTGGCTGAGTGGCTGGAAGACTGGTCTGATTATGTCACCGGGTTCGATGCCGACGGACAGGTTATTGAAGCCAAGCGCGCGGCGGCGGCTGTTCGCAAAATCACAATCGATGCTATCCGCAGTGCGGAGTACGAAGATCAGGACTTCAGCGGCAAACGCTCTGTGATGGAAAGTGTTGAAGCCAAGAGCAAAGACATTATGCCGGTGGCGTTCGAATTTAAGTGCATCCCTTATGAAGGGCTTGGTGAATACCGCATCAAGTTACGCATGAGCATTCTGGCCAGCGACAATCCGGTACTGGTTCTGCGTATCACGCTGCTGGAAAGCTACGAAGAAGAGATGGCCGCCGAATTTCGCGATCTGCTGGTAGAAAAATTTAAAGGCAGCAGTGTGGAAACTTTTATCGGTACCTTCAGCGCTTAAATTCTCTGCTGCAAATGCCCCCGGTGCGGGGCATTTTTGGAAGCGAAATCAATTTAATTATCGCCATCCGGCGAGGGATTCGTGCATCCAAAAATCGCGCGTTGCAGCGCGCAAAGGAGATACAACGCAATGAGACAACAACTGGCATCAATGACCATTATCGAGCTGGTGAGAACCGCCAACAGCTACGCCACCAGCATCAAGCAGACCGGTGTTTATTCGGACCTGATTAAAGAGCTGTCTTCTCGTCTTGAGGCGTTGAACCTCGCATACATCGCCCAGGTCCGTACTCAGACAGCATCATCAGCCGAAGTTGAGCAGACGCAATCATCACCCGCAATCGCACCCCGGCCAGTAGAACGTGATCAAAACGGCTACTGGACACACCCCGATTATTTCAAGCCTGCTAATGGCAGAGAATACGGATTGGCTGGTGAATTTGATGCGTGGCTGGAAGAAAAAGGCCTCGAACTGAGGGAGGAGTGGCGCGATGAGGATGAAATTGAGCAGCACGGTGATGGTTATGACATTTCATCCTGGCAGCCATCAGGAATAAAAGGTGATGGCTGGTTTGTCGGGTCTATCCATGACACAGAAGAAGGCGCTGTGTGCATCTGGTTGCGCAATAAATCCGAACCATCACCCGAAGCCGCAGCTATCGCCCGCCAGTTTGAGCAGATGAAAGGGGTGCAACCGTGAAAGAGCGTCCAATGTTTTTTAACGACGAGATGGTTCGCGCCATTCTCGATGGCCGTAAGACGCAGACACGCCGGCTCATGAAGGTGCAGCCTGAATCAAACCAGTTAGGCCTTTTACGCATCGCTAATTCAACCAAACGTAACGATATCGGTAAATACCACTGGGCAGAATCGAATGCCACTGGCACTCACGCCCGTTCTAAATTGTTCTCTTGCCCGTTCGGTTACGTCGGCGATCGCATCTGGGTGCGCGAGACGTTCTCATGCATCGGTAATGAAGATGATCATCCAGTGGATGCCCATGGCAACTTGTGCAGCAGAGAAGACGCGCAACGTATTTATCGCGCTAGCGCTATTCAGAAACCCCAAAACTACGGCCTTTGGACCTCGCCTGATGGCTTCGATTTTGAGGGTGCCTGGACACCATCAATCCACATGCCTCGCTGGGCATCTCGCATCACGCTGGAGATTACCGGCGTGCGGGTTGAGCGGCTGAACAGTATCAGTGAGCAAGACGCTTTGGCTGAAGGTATTCGTCGTAGAGACAGTACTCCAGTAACTGACCCAGCCTATTGCAATTACCTGGCGGCTAATTTGAATGACGTTCAAGAATGGTTTGACCGTCCTAGCGACAGCTTCATAAGCCTCTGGCAGTCAATTTATGGCGCAGAAAGTTGGCAACATAGCCCGTGGGTGTGGGTAATCGAATTTCGACGCATTGAAGGTGGTGCATGATGCCATCTGAAATCATCGACCAAGCCAACGAGCTGGTAGAGCTCAACATGGCGCACGCCTTACAACGCATACGCATCGACCGTAATGCTCCGTCAGCCGAGCATTGCGAAGAGTGCGGCGAGGCTATACCGGAAGCGCGGCGCTCTGCCGTTCCCGGCTGCAAAACCTGTGTGGATTGCCAGCAGCTGATTGAATTGGGGGCCGACAATGCTCGCTAAATTAATCGCACTGCTGAAAGGTAACAGGGCTGAAAGCACAGAGTTCGATTACACAACGCAAACATGGGGCCACGCCCTGCACTTCGTTCACGGCTTCAAAGAAAAGGGAAAGATGGAGATCACCGGCCATTACTTTGGTGCTGGTCTGATTTACGAACCGATGCCAAAGAAAGGTGACACCTTCACGATTTCATTTACCAACAACCGTATAGGAGTTCTCCGCGTTCACTCTATTAAGTTCTACCGCGATCCGAGTGACATGTTTAATGCCACTGTTTCATTCGAGGGGTTGAAGCCATGAAAACACAATTAAGCCGGGATCGGCTGGAAGAGAAACTGCTTGAGCACATCAAACACGGCGGGGATTCCGAAGAGGAAACGATGATCCGCATGCTGCTGGCGGTGATGAGCATCGAGCCATTTTGCCGCATAAGCGCTATTGAGAAAGCAAACATTGATAAGGGTATGTACGCGGTTGTAGACATCCCTTCGCGCCACCCTAGTGATATGCCGTTGTACGCCGCACCGCCAGCGCCGGTGGCTGTGCCTGATGAACAACACAGCGAGCGCTTTGACTGGAGCTACGAGAATTGGGCTAATCACCTCGGAGGTCGCCACCAGAACAATGACCCAGCCTGTTACTACGAATTTGGCTCGTTCATGGCGGTTGCTGAGATGTTGAGGCAGTTCGGAAATGTTCAGCGCAAAGTCGGCTGGAACGCCTACCGCACCGCTATGCTCAAAGCCGAACCTGTAACGGCGGCGTGGATTGCCGAGGCTAAAAAGCTGGCAGAACTGCATGGGATTAGCTTTGTGATATTCCGGAATGGCGAACAACCGGTATGTGCTGACCCGACTAAATTCTGGTTTGGTTTTGACCCGGCTGCGCCTGAGCAGGAGGTGTGAGGTGGAAACTATCCAGGATATTCGCGTCCAGTTAGAAAATATCGTTACCGCTGCGCACCGGGTTGCTTGCTCTTTAGATATCGGCGAAGAACGCACCGAAGCTTTCGAGCTTTATGAAGCGCTGCGCAGACTTCAACGCCGTGGCGCTGCCAGTGAAATGCTGGCAGCAACCAATCCCCTTCTAAATTTCCCATGTGTTGATGACGAGGACGATGAAGACTGGGACGAGGACGACTAATGCCCAGCAAACTGAAACTGCGGCGTCAGCGCCGCATGAAAGCGGATCTGTGGTGGTGGAAAGAGGAAGCAAAAGACCTTCACGCCCGCGTCATGGAACAGGCCGACGAGATTGCCGCGCTGCGCCGGCAGATATTTCGCGTGCCGATGCTAGTGCTCGTCCCTGCCCCGATCATGAAACTGGTGGCTACGTCCACCAGCGAACCCGAGATTTGTTTGAAATGTAACGACGGTGCCAGGCTTGGCTGCTCGTCATGTGCGTACAGATTGAAATAGCCGGTTGCAGCCGGTATGGAGATACCTGGATGAATGAAAAATCTTACGTTGTCCCCAATGAATGGGTGACTGAGCAAAAGCTCACTGAAATTACTGGCCTGCGCCACGGCACAATAGAGGTAGCACGTAAGAAGTCATGGCTTCTTGGTCGTGAATACCTGCATGTCGCTCCTGATGGAGATCCGAAGCCGAACAGTGAATGTATGTATAACCGCAAGGCTATCGACCAGTGGATTGAAAGCCTCAAAAAGAAACAGCCTGGTGCACGGACATTGCAATCCGTTTATTCTTGTCAGGCTCTTGGGCGTCAGGAGGGTGAATGAATAAAACATACCCAACAGGCGTTGAAAACCATGGCGGTTCACTACGCATATGGTTCATCTACGAAGGGAGGAGGGTCAGAGAGAATCTCGGTGTTACCGATACACCAAAGAACAGAAAGATAGCGGGAGAATTGCGGGCGGCAGTTTGCTTTGAAATAAAAACAGGGAGATTTAATTACGCAGCAAATTTTCCAAACTCCCCTAACCTTTCAAAGTTTGGCGTTGCAGATCGGCAGATAACGCAGATAACAGTGCAGGAAATTGCAGAGCGCTGGCTTGAGTTGAAGAAGGTCGAAATCTGCGCGAATGCACACGCAAGATATCGGTCAGTGGTGAGAAATATGCTTCCGCGCCTTGGTAAAGGCAGGTTGATATCGTCCTTTACGAAGGAGGATATGCTGAACCTCCGGCGCGAACTGCTGACGGGTTATCAGATACTGAAGAAAGGGCATACTAAGCCAGTGAAAGGCCGATCTGTCCCTACGGTCAATTACTATATGGGCGTCGTAAATGGCCTGTTTCAGTTTGCAATTGATGGTGGATATATAAAGGAAAGCCCGTTCAATGGAATGTTGCCACTTAAAAAATCACGTTCTGCGCCTGATCCACTTAGTCGTGATGAATTCGACAGGCTTATTGATGCGCTACGGCATCAGCAGGTCAAAAACATGTGGTCACTGGCCATTTATACGGGGCTGCGACACGGAGAACTGGTGTCTCTTGCCTGGGAGGATATAGACCTCGTTCAGGGGGTTATTACCGTTTCAAGAAATCACACTCTGGCAAACGAGTTTACATTCCCAAAAACTGAAGCTGGTACAGATCGGAAGGTTTTTCTTGTTGATGCCGCCATAGAGATTTTGCGAAATCAGGCTGAAATGACAAGGCTGGGTAAGCAGTACGAAGTTGATGTTATGACGAGAGAGTTTGGAAGGTCGGTCAAGCATAAATGCACGTTTGTGTTCAACCCAAAAATCAGTTCGATAAACGGCAAGTGTGGTCATCACTATTCCGTAAGTTCGATAAATCAGATCTGGGGGGATGCACTAAAAAAAGCGGGACTACGGCACAGGAATGCATACCAGTCCCGACACACTTATGCATGCTGGTCTTTATCTGCCGGAGCTAACCCCAACTTCATAGCCAACCAGATGGGACATGCCGACGCCCAGATGGTTTACAAAGTTTATGGGAAATGGATGGCCGACAACAATCTGGATCAGATCGCAATTCTGAACCAGAAATTGTCAGCGTTTGCCCCACCCATGCCCCAGGCAGTAGGATCCAATCTGTAA